TTAAACACCAACGGTGAAACATACATCTTCTACGCAATCGCATAATCAACTGACGAAAGGAGTATCAACTAATGTCAGAATATCGTGAAAGAACAACAGGCGAAGTTAAAACGCAAGGCCAATGGAGAGCAGACTTTGCTCATATGTCATTGCCTCGTGTCTGGAAAGCAGCAACTCTAGACGCACTGAACTTAGACCCAGTACTCGCAAGCCCTGCGGCTACAACAACAGCATACCAGATAAGTGTGCGTGATGGTGTCGAGCAAAACGACAACGGTGATTGGGTTGAGAAGTATGTAGCAAGGGATATGTTTGCTGATACTACTGAAACAGATGAAGATGGTAATGAAACTACTACCACCAAAGCAGAGCATGAAGCTGCATATCAGGCAACGCTAGATGCTACTACAGCCGAAGGTCACAGAGTAACACGTAACAAGCTTTTAGCTGATAGCGATTGGACGCAAGTAAATGACAGTCCATTAACCAATGAAAATAAAACTGCTTGGGCAACGTATCGGCAAGAGCTAAGAGATATGTCTGATTTAGATGCGTGGCCTAACATAGCAGATGATGATTGGCCTGTAGCACCGTGAGGATAGAACATGGATAAACGAACACGCACATTAAATCAAGCTCATGCTCGAATAGATGATGTTGAGAAAGACGTTATCGAAATAAAAACTGAAATGAAAATACAGTTTAAAGATTTGTACAATCGCATCAAGCGCATGGAAGCAATTATGATTGGTATTAGTGGCGCTAGTTTGTTGTTGCTATTACGCATGACGTTTCTGAGCTAGGCAAATGGACCCGGTTAGTTGCGTAGCCCTGGCCACCGGCGCATACAAAACACTCCGCGCTGCCATCTCCACCGGGAAGGATCTCCAAGAAATGTCTGGAACTTTGTCTCAATGGGGCAAAGCTTTCAGTGACTTTACTAATCTTGAAGAAAGAGAAAAGAACCCACCCTGGTGGAAGCAGACATTCAAAGGTAGTGACGAAGAGACTGCATTAGAAATCTTTGCAAATAAAAAGAAGATGGAGCAGATGCGTCAAGAGATTAAGGACCATATCAGTTTTAACTATGGCCCAAGTGCTTGGAAAGAGGTGCTTGCTATTGAGGCACAGATGCGTAGGAAAAGAAAGCAAGAGTTATACAAAAAGCAAGAACGTATAGATGCAGCGATTAACTTTGCGATTGGTGCTGTGATTTTTGTTATCAGTGGTGGGATATTGTTTCTTGGCTTTTATGCTCTCGGCAAATGGCAAGGGCGTTGGTGATGTGGGTGTTGCTTTGGTTGCAAGTAATTAGCGGTAATTTTGACCACTACCATGTAGGCAGTTATTCAAGTGAAGAGGCTTGTAAAGTTGCTCAGAAAGAAGCTAAGGTATTGGTAACAAACAATAATTCTAAAGTGGTGTGTATTAAAATTGAACGGTGATACTAAAGGAATGGCGCAACAAATATATTGTGTATGACAAGTCAGGAAAAGTTGTTATAATTACACGCGATAAAAGGGTAGCGATAAAACACGCGAGGTCGCTGAAATGACAGAGTTTGAGAAAGCAGATATAAACGGTAATGGGGTCATAGAAAAAGCTGAGTGGAACAAACTGGCTTTGGAAGATCGCAGACTTGAGATGATCGACAGAGACTTAAAGCGCAACGCGGAGCGTAGGTTCACTGGGTTTGCTCTTGCCGGGATGTTGATATATCCGTTTATTATTCTCTTAGCTTCTGTTCTTGGCTTTGACAAAGCGGCAAGTCTTATCACAGATATTGCAAGTGTGTACGTTATTGCAGCAAGTGGTGTGGTTGCTGCGTTTATGGGATTTAATGCTTATAGTGCAAAGGCTGACAGCAAGAAATCTAGTATACAAATGGAGGGTGAGTAATGTTACAAAGCTTGATAGGGCCGATAGCAGAATTAGCTGGTGGTTGGCTAAAGGGCAAAGCAGATGCACAAGCGGCGGCTGCTAATCTCAAGCTAGTCGAGGCAGAAGCCAAAGCCACTATTATGAAGTCTGCTGCGACGAGCGAGGCTGAGTGGGAAAAGTTGATGGCTCAAGGTACTATGAACTCATGGAAAGACGAGTACCTGGTAATTCTTTTCAGCATACCATTGATACTTGTGTTTACTGGTGAATGGGGCCGTACTGTTGTTGCAGAAGGCTTTACAGCTTTGGAACAGATGCCTGAGTGGTATCAGTACACCTTGGGAGTAATTGTAGCTAGTAGCTTTGCGGTACGTTCAGCAACTAAATTCTTTGGGAAAAAATAATGACTGATTTAAAAATACCTGTAGCTCTCGTTTTTGCAATGGCTGTGCAGTTAGTTGGTTTAGTATGGTATATTAGTTCTATTGTACATGATATAGAACACTTGAAGCAAACTGTTTCGGCGCAAGATGAACTTATCCGTTTGATAGATCAGGACGTAAATGATCTGTGGGCTTTCTGTACTTTCACGGAAAACAAGTGGGCAGAAGCCTACACAAGTGATATGGTATACGAAAGATTATGTGGTACGAAGGAGGTTGTTGAACAATGACTTTTAAACTAGGAAAGCGTAGCCTTGAAAGATTAGAAGGTGTAGACGAGCGCATGGTTGCTGTTGTTAAACACGCAATCGGTGCAACTAAAATAGACTTTGGCGTTATCTGTGGCTTACGAACTATTGAAGAACAGAAAGCTCTCGTAGCAAAAGGTGCAAGTCAGACAATGAAATCAAAACATATTGATGGTATCGCTGTCGATCTCATGGCGTACATTGGTTCTCGAGCAAGTTGGGAACTAAACTTGTATGACGATATAGCTGATGCAATGGCAGAAGGTGCAAGGGCTTGTGATGTTCCTGTGCGTTGGGGTGCAGCATGGACTGTTCCAAACATAGCGCATTGGGATGGTACGATGGAAGCTGCTATGAATGATTATGTTGATACTCGGCGTGGTCAGGGTCGCAGACCCTTCATTGATGGCCCACACTTTGAATTGATGGTGTAGTCATGGCAAAGAGCACAGTCAACAAAGCTGGCACTTACACAAAGCCAAAGATGCGTGAGCGTCAGTTTCGATCAATACTCAATAGCAATGTGCAAGGAACAGCCGCCGGAAAGTGGTCGGCTCGTAAAGCACAACTCCTTGCAAAAAGATACAAAGCTGCTGGTGGAGGATATAAGTCGTGAAAGCTCCGCAACGATCTCTGATGAATTGGGGAAAGCAAAATTGGCGTACTAAGTCTGGTAAGAAGTCTAGCGAAACTGGTGAGCGTTACTTGCCAGAGAAAGCAATCAAGGCTTTGACCCCAGCAGAGTATGCTGCGACTACACGAGCTAAACGTGCTGGTGGTGGCACTGGTCAGACTGTGCCACAGCCAAAGAAGATTAGAGACAAGACAAGAAAGTATCGGAGTTAGGTATGGCTAAGACACCAGCATGGCAACGCAAAGCAGGTAAAGCAAAGAAGGGTGGTCTTAACGAAGAGGGTCGCAAGTCTTACGAGCGTGAGAACCCAGGCTCAGATCTCAAAGCACCTGTGAAGTCTGGAAACAATCCTAGACGTGCATCGTTTCTATCTCGCATGGGTAACATGAAGGGTCCAGAACGTGATAGCAAAGGTAAGCCAACACGGTTGTTACTATCGTTGAGAGCGTGGGGTGCATCAAGCAAAGCTGATGCTAGAGCGAAGGGCAAACGAATATCAGCAATAAACAAAAGGAAGAAACAAAATGCCTGAGAGATTAGAACGTAGCCTGATGAATCAGGCAAAGAAAAAAGGTCTTACTGGTAAAGAGAAAGACAAGTATGTATATGGTACCTTGACTAAGGTTGCCGGACCAAAAGGAAGTAAACGAGCAGGAGAAACTGGAAATGTACGGAAAAAAACGTAAACCTAAAAAGTCTATGATGAATGGCGGCTATGGCAAAGGCAGCTAAACATTACTTACCAAGTGGCAAAGAGTACACCGGGGATACACATAAGATGCCTGACGGCTCTTTGCACACAGGAGCAAAGCATACAAAAAGCAGTCAGGTTTTGTCGCATAAGAAACCAAAGTCTATGATGAACAAGAAGTAGGCTATGGTCTTGGCATAGGCTTTACGTAGTCTTTGGAGACTACGTTAGTACCTTTGCAGTATACAGCTACATCTGTTCCATATGGCTCAAGTATATCTGACATATGTTGTAAGCTGTATGAGCAATCATCAAAGCTTGGTAGTAGTAT